AGGCGAATATGAAATCGGCGTCTCGGCGAGGGTGAAGGAAGCCGGTCAAACCGTGACGTTGAAGGAACGACGACTGACGGCCTGGACGCGGGAGGCAGCACCATGAAAACTGCCATTCCAGCAGAGCCCGTCGAGATTGCGCTTCCGTATAAACCACTCCCGAAGCAGGCGGAGTTTCATGAACTGTCCGCGAAGTATCGAGCATTCGGAGGAGGATGGGGTAATGGCAAGACGTCGGCTGGGTGTGCCGAGGCATTTGCTCTCTCCATGGAATACCCGGGGTCAACTGGGCTCATCGCACGCCGTACTCGGCCAGAGCTCAAGGCTACCACGGAACATCAATTCTTCCACGGTGGTGGTGGTGATCCACGATCAGACTGGACGGGATGCCCACAGGAGGTTATTAGAAGCTATAACCGGTCCGAGAACATCCTAAAACTCATAAATGGCTCCATAATTCACTTTTGGCCCCTTGACGATCCAGACAAACTCACCAACTTAAACCTCGGGTGGTTCCTGATCGACCAGGCCGAGGAGGTACCCGAGGAGATGTTCCAGATGCTTCAGGGACGACTGAGGCAGCGCGAGGCGCCCAGGTGCGGGATGATTCTCTTCAATCCGGCTGGGCATGACTGGATATGGAGACGCTGGGTCTACCTGAAGTACCCTGAGCATAGGTTGGTGCACGCGAAGACCACCGACAACCCGAATCTGCCGCCCGACTACATCGAATCTCTCATGGAGATGCCTGAGATGTGGCGGAAACGGTTCATGGAAGGGTCGTTCGACGTCTTCAGTGGGCAGATCTACCCGGAATACGATGATGATGTCCACTCCATCTCACCGTTCCCCATTCCTGATTTCTGGGAGTACACCGAGGCGATTGACCATGGGCACAGGAATCCGACCGCGATTCTCTTCGCCAGGTACGATACTCAGGGGAACTGCTTCATCGTGGACGAGCATTACAAAGCCAATCGGCTCGTTTCGTACCACGCGGACGCAGTGCTCCAGAAACGGGCGCATCTCAACGTGCCGTACCCCAGGTACAGCGTGATCGACGCTTCGGCGGCTGCTGAGGATCCTAAGACGGGTCGTTCGGTGATCGACGAGTATCGTGACTTCGGAATCCAGGTCGTCTCCTCAGATCGTCACGTATTGGCGGGCATCAACCGCATCGGCGAATGGCTCAGGTTGGACCCAGAGCATCCCCACCCGCTGACGAACGAGACACGCGAGGAGGGGTGGCCTCGTCTCTATATCTTCAAAAACTGCGTGAATCTCCGGGAGCATCTCCCCCAGTACCAGTGGAAAAAACCCAAACTCCAATCTGAGGAGGATGAGCCGGAGAAACCCCTGAAGAAAGACGACCATGATGTGGACGCGTTGCGGTACAAGCTGATGCAGCGACCGCCACCGGCGAAATCGCCGATGGGAATAGATCCAAACCAACCCCAGAGCAGGTACTGGGAACTGATTCGCAAACGAATGGCAGGCGGACGGGACTCAGGACACAGCATGCTCGGATCGGAGGCATAATGCCACAAATTGACCTAGTACCCGTGATGCGTAAGGCACCTGCCCAGTGCTTTGTGTGCCACACAACGCCAATGGGTCCTGATGGAAAACCCCTCCCCGCCATCGACCTGAACACGGACTACGATTGGGGGCAATTCGCCTATCTCTGCAACGAGTGCGTGCGGGTGATCGGGGAACTTGCGGGATTCGTGACGCCAGAGGAGTTTGAGGCGCTCCTGACCAAACATTCGGACCTCCAACGCCGGCACAAGAACCTCCGCAAGCGGTATACTGCCCTCAGTGACCAGGCAAACAAGATCGTGAATGGCCGTAGAGCCGAAAGAAAGGTAGCAGCAAATGGATAGCACGAAGATCATATCTGCGGGCTCCACCAACGCCGCCGTAATCAGGAAAGGGGCCTGCAGTCTTGTGGGGTACTACATCCACAACTCAAACGCCGCAGCACGCGTCGTGAAGCTCTACGACCTCGCTGAAGCGCCCGTTGTCGGCACGTCCGTCCCGAAGCTGACACTGCCTATCCCGGCCAATGGGGTCTCGCAGTTGTCGTTCGACGAGGATCTCAAGTTCCAGTTGGGGATCGCCGTCGCTACGACGGTCAAACCCGCGGACAACAACGCGGAAGCGGTGGCGGCGGAAGACCTCACGATCAACCTCTTTCACCGATGATCTACGTAGTAGTATTCACTCAGGTCCTCACACTCGCTGCCGCGATCTTCATCGCCATCGCGGCGCGCAACTACCTCGAACGGGAGCGTGCGTTGGAAGCGTCCGTGCTCGAGACTGCGTTGCAACAGCAATTACAGGCGAATGAGAGCGCGCAGAAGACGGTGAGGGAAGTCGTGGCGGCTTCCGATGCGCGTGTGCAGAAAGTCCTCGAGCAAGCGCATAAGGAGCGCGAGATGCTCCTAGAACGCATCCAGCAACCCGAGATGACCGCAGGTCAAATGCACCTCGCGCTCGGGGAGATGGTGAGGCAGAGCGGTCCCAAGGACGAAAATGAGGAATGGGAGCTGGAACATGGGGGCCAGCCTGCCGATCCCGAGGCTGCTGTTGAGGCGCCAACGAAAGAGCTTCCGAAACCCGTACAACCCATAACCCCCTATGGAAAGAGGGACAGAAATGGCTCGTAGAAACCAGATGCTCGAACTCCTGGGCGCGCAGGAACCCGTAGGTGCAGGGGCAGGCCCGGTGGGCACGGACGCGCTGGGGACGCCCGAACTCGAAGGAGTAGCACCCCGGCAGGGCGCGGAAGGGTTGGGCGAAGAAGCAACGAAAAACGCGATCATGCAGGCGATGGCATCCCCCGAAAACGGCCAGCCAGGCATGGGCGGGGGAGGGGAACCTCAGCTGACGCCCGAAGAGGAAGAAATGATCCGGGCACAACTCGCTCTCGCCGCACGACAGCGCCTGTTGGGAGGGGGAGGGGTCTAAGTGGCGGACAAATCCAGCATAGACTCTGCGAAACCCGACAAACTCACCCACGACAACCTTCATCAGTGGGCGCTAACGCTGCTGGACGACGGGCAGGGGCGGCGCAATCCCCTAGAAGGGCAGTGGTGGGAAAACCTGGCAACTTATCTCGGAGATTTGTGGGTTGAGTGGGATCCGCATCGTCGTCGTTTGTGGGAACCGCAGCGTAAGCCAGATCACCGTGTGAGGATTCCGATCAACCTCGCCAAACCCGCCGTACGCACCGAGCTCGCGAAGCTGACGAAGAACAGGCCTATCGTGGACGTGCTGGCTGCGGGGACCGACACGAAATCGCTTAATTCCGCCGAAGTAGGGGACAAAATCCTGAATCAGTACGCGGAGCGGCGATTCAATCTTCCGAAGGTGCGGAGGCACGCGCTCCAGTGGACCACGATCTGTGGGACGGGTGCGATGTTCGTGGACTACGACGACACGCTCGAGGACCCGATCGAGGTCTACGAAATGAATGGCAAGGCGATCTTCGATCAGCGCGTGATCCGTGCTCAGGAACAGCAGGAAAAGAAGGGCAAGCGCAAGGGGAAGATGTCGAAAGGGTCCTGGAAACAGGGGGACCTCGTTGTCAAGGCACTTCCCCCGATGGGTCTGATCTACGACTTCTCAGCGCTACATCTCGAGGACGCATGGTGGTGCATCGTCACCGAGGTCGAAGACATTGAGTTGGCTGAGCGCAGATGGGGTGTCAAACCCGATGCCGACGACGACGCTGAGCCAGGCGTTCTTGAAAAGCGACTCCTCCAACGCTTCGACGTAACCCGCACCATGACACCCCAGTCACCGAAGGGGCAGCTGCGCGCCACGATTCATCGCCTCTTCGTCAAACCAAACCACCCATGGTTCCCAAAGGGTGCACATATCGTCTTCACTGAGAACAAACTCCTCAAAGCTGAGAACTTCCCCTTCGCCCACGGCATGCTGCCCGTCGTGGCGATGGGGCACGTACCGATCCCCACATCGCAGTACGGTGGGTCGGTAATCGAAGATGTCAAGCCCGCTGTCCTGGAGTTGTCGAAGACTGAGTCGCAACTGCTCGAAAACAGGAACATGGTCGCTAATCCTCCCTGGCTCGTTCCTGAGCAGACCCGTGTCGAGGAGGATTCTGTCCAGAACAAACCGGGCATGAAACTCCGATACATGCACGTTCCGAACGTACCGCCTCCTGCCCCGATCCAGATGCCCGATATGCCCCAGTATGTGAAGGACCTCCCCGAATTGCTCGTTCGTCACATACAGGAAATGACGGGCCAGGGCGAGACTTCGCAGGGTAGGGTGCCCCCTGGGGCGCGTTCAGGCGTCGCTATCGCGTACCTGCAAGAAGAGGACGACACGAAGCTCGGGCCAACTGTTCAGGAGTTCGAGGAGTGCATTGAGCGCACCTCAGAATTGGTCCTCTACACCATCGCGGAGAAGTACGACATAACCCGGACGATCACGATCTACCCGAAACGTGGTGGGGAGCCAGAAGTGTTCGACTTCTATGGCGAAATGCTCACGGGTTGCAACGGGGTGTCGGTACAGGCAGGTTCTGCGCTTCCTCGCTCGAAGGCTGCCAAGCAGCAGTTCATCCTCGATCTGTGGGACAGGAAACTCGAGCAGGATCCGCGAAAGGTCCGTCAGATGCTCGAGCTGGCTGAGGGTGAGCCCGACGAGTGGGACATTGACCTGGATCAGGCAGAGCGGGAGAACAGGAAAATGGAACAGGGGCTGGACGTCGAAGTCAAAGAGTGGCAGAACCATCCCGCTCATCTGTATCAGCACCACCGACAAATGAAGTCCGCTGAATACGAAGATTGGCCAGAAGAGCGTCAGTCGATATTCGAGGAACATTGTCGGCAGCACGAGGAGCAGGTGCGAAATCAGCAGGCAGAACTTCAGGGGCGGGAACTCGAAGGACAGGGTGAAGGCCAGGGGAATGGCAGTGTTCCCCTCCAACCCGGCGCTAACGGTCAGCAACGACCGGAAGGCCCCGCCCCTGAATTTGCCCCCGAGACTGCTAGTTCTCTCATGGAAGCTGGACCACAGTAGATAAAGTGTTCCGAATGACGAAGCCAAAAAGCAAAGGAGTAATCTATGGCTGAGTCGCAAACGAAGGACAAAGAAGAGAAGGAGACGCAGGAGGAATGGGACGCGCGGCGCGAGCAGGAACGTTCCGCCCAGGCCCTTGCTGATCCCAACTCAGTACCCGAACACCGTCCGCAGGCGCATCAGCAAGTCGACACCATGTCCGACAGAGAAGAAGAGAAGGCGGAAGAAGAACCTCTCGGCAAGGAGGATTACGAAGCCGCCGAATCCGACGCTCAGGCCAAGAAGGCTGAAAAGGAGTCGGAAAAGCTTGGTGCCGAGCACCTGCGTGACGGGGACAAGGTCTACATCATCGACGGTGAGTACGAGGGAGCAGTCGGCGTCATAGTCGACGTGACCTGGGCTGACCTCGAGGAGCGGGCGAAGGCGCAGTCAGGTGACCCGACGGTCGCACGATTCGCCAAAGCCAGCGAGTACCTTGTCCGCACCCGTGGTCAGCAGCATCTCGTGTCGGTCGAGCCCGACGAAGTCGAGCAGTACGATGCCGAGCTCGGTCCGAACGTGAGTGAGCTCTGACCATGGCTTTCGGTGATCCACAGCCCGCCGATGTGCAAGGCGGAAGCCCCAAAGCTGCGGAGGGAATCCTCACGCAGATACAGGGCCTCCTCCATCAGTACATCGACCTTGGTGAGGGCACCCCGCTCTACAGCGAGGCGCACTCATTCCTGAGCCAGGTCGAAGATGGGCTAGATCGCCTCAAGGGGGAGCAAGAAGCTCCCGAACCCGAGGGTGAACCTTCTTCCCCACCCTCGAGTTTCCGTGGCGCCACGAAGGCGGCTTCAGATGCGATGAAGTCCGATGGCAACTTCATTGGCGGACACGGCGAGTCCAAGGCCTCTTCGGAGGAACAGACTCCGGAGGAAGAAGAAAAGAAAAAGAAGGGGTCCAAGGCCGGGCAATACTAAGCTTCGGTACAGACCGAGGAGGTAGAAATGACACCCGACTCAAATCCAACCGGAGGGCAAGGCCACACGCCGCCCCTCGTACAACCAGGCATCAGCCCT